AATGTGGGCGATGGTATTTTAGGTACAACTTTGCAAACATTTGCAATAAGTGCTAATGTAGGATCTGTGGAGGTAACTACATCATGAGCTTTACATTAGCGACTTTGAAGTCTACGGTTCAGGACTACCTGCAGGTAAATGAAACCACGTTTAATGCTAACCTGGATGAATTTATCAGAGAGTCCGAGGATCGAATCTTCTCTATGGTTCAGCTGCCTGAGCAGCGCAAGAACGTCCAGGGAACGGTTTCGCAGAACAACCGATTCCTGGCTACACCTACAGACTTCTATGCTCCTTTTTCCCTGGCGGTAATCAGCTCTAACGTATATTCGTATTTGCTGTTTAAGCACCCGTCATTTATTAAAGAGTACAGTCCAAACTCAACTGTTACCGGACAGCCCAAGTATTACAGCTTGTTTGACAATGACGCATTTGAACTCTCACCGGTTCCTGATGCGGGTTACACAATCGAGCTGCATTACTTGTATAAGCCACCATCGTTGACTGCAGGCGCCGAATCAGGCACCACAGTGCTGTCAACTAAGTATAGTGATGCTTTGTTGTACGGTACGCTCGTTGAAGCCGCAGTGTTCTTAAAAGAGACTCCCGATGTAGTAGCCACCTTTGAGACCAGGTTTAAAGAAGCCTTATCTCGCATGAAGAATGTGAGTGAGGGCCGAGAGACCAGGGACGAATATAGGTATGACTTACTACGAACGGGCGTCACTTAATGGAACCAATAAAAAAACTTAAAGATAAGAAAATTGCAATACTCGGTCTAGGCGCCTCACAAATTGATTTTGTGATTGGCCTGGAGAACTCTAAGGAATGGGATGAAGTCTGGGTAATTAACTCAGCCTTGGCTGCATTCAATTACGACAGAGTGTTTATGATGGATCCTCCCACCAGGTATCTGGATAGTGAGGATGCCGGCAATCAAACCGAGGTAATGCGTAAGCTGTTGCCTGGCGTAACAAAGCCAATATACTCCTGCGTGCTTGATGAGCGCGTGCCAGCTATTGTTGAATATCCCCTGGCCGAAGTTGCAACCTCGGCAAAATGCGCCTACCTAAACACCACCGCTGCTTATGCTATTGCATTTGGGTTGTGGAACAAGGTGGGCCAGATGGACCTGTTCGGCATGGACTTTAGCTATAAAGAGAACATTCACTTTGCTGAGGCAGGAAGAGCTTGCTTGGAGTTTTGGATATCCAAGTGCATCTCTGAAGGAATCGCCATAGGGGCCTCCCCCAGGTCAACGCTGCTTGATAGTAACGTGCCGATCACAGACAGACTGTATGGTTATCACAGGCTGCCAGATCCTATGGTGGCAATGCCAAGCCCAGAGGGTGAGTGGGTATTGTGCCCAAGGTCAATGCTTCCAGGAATGATTAAGAAGCACAACCTGGAGACAATAGACATGCCCTCAGCACCGGAGCCATACAAAGGATGATTAAAGATAATATAGGTTTAGGCATGGGCCAGATCACGGTTCAGACTACAAACAATCGTGGCCATGACCCAGAGTTTTGGGCAGAACAGACGACAAATAGAATTTGTGGCATATCTGAGCAAGCATCTCCTCACATTAAAGAACAAGCGTTTGCTTTCCGAAACGCAGTTTATAATGTAATATTGACAGGCATGAGAAGCGCAATCGCTTCGGATCGTGTTACAGTGTCCAATAAATTAGAAGAAATTGGCCACGGTGACGTTGCCAAATTTTTAAAGGAGCTGTGACGATGGCTATAACTTCAGCAATATGTACGTCCTTCAAGCAAGAGCTGCTTGTCGGTACGCACAATTTTACTAACTCTAGCGGTAACAGTTTTAAGTTAGCGCTTTACACTTCTTCGGCTAACCTGGGTGCGGCTACAACTGCCTTTACCACAACAGGCCAGGCTAGTGGGACCAACTACTCCTCCGGTGGATCTGCGCTTACTAACGTAACGCCGTTCGCTACAGGCACTACTGCGGTATGTGATTTCAATGATCTCACCTTCAGCAATGCCACAATCACCGCTAGGGGCTGCTTGATTTATAACGATACTCAATCAGATAAAGCTGTTTGTGCTGTGGACTTTGGTGGAGATAAGACCTCCACTGCTGGAGACTTTACTGTTGTCTTCCCAACGCCAACAGCAACAGGCGCTATTATTCGACTAGCGTGATAGCTGATGCCGCTATCAAAGATAGAGTTTCAAGCTGGCATAAATAAAGAAGCCACCGACTACAGCGCCCAGGGCGGCTGGGTTGATGGCAATCTTGTGCGCTTTAGAAAAGCCCGTGTAGAGAAAGTAGGCGGCTGGCAGCAGCTCGGCCAGAATTATTTTCTTGGGTTGAGCAGGGCACTGCATAGCTGGATCTCTCTCGGTGGCACCAGGTTCTTGGGCGTAGGCACCACCTGGAAGTATTACATTGAAGAGGGTAATTCTTACAATGACGTTACCCCTATTCGCCTGGTTACTTCTGCAGGCGATGTAACCTTTTCAGCTTCTAACGGCTCTTCAACAATTACAATCACAGATACTGCCCATGGCGCGGTGACAAACGATTTTGTCACATTTAGCGGCGCTGCTTCTTTGGGTGGATTAATTACAGCCGGCGTACTTAACCAGGAATATCAAATCCTTCTGGTGACAGATGCCAACACCTACACCATAACCGCCAAGGACACTAGCGGTAACACCGTTACGGCAAATGCCAGCGACTCTGGAAATGGCGGCTCTAGCACTGTAGGCACCTATCAAATAAACGTGGGCCTGGATACTTATGTAACCAGTACCGGTTGGGGTATCGGCACCTGGGGCAATGGCGCCTATGGTTCGGCTAACGCCATATCTGCAGTCAATCAGCTGAGGCTATGGACCCACGATAACTTTGGTGAGAACTTAATAATTAATCCCAGGGGTGCGGGTATTTATCGCTGGGTGGAAAATAACGGCGTTACGGTTGAGGCCAAAGAGCTGGCCACAGTTAGCGGTGCCAACCAGGTCCCCACTGTTGGGCTCCAGGTTATTACTTCAGAGACTGATCGACACCTGGTTGTTTTAGGTTGCGACCCTGTAAGCGGTGGCGCCAGGACTGGTGTTATCGACCCTATGCTTGTTGCCTTCTCTGCTTCAGAGAATGATTTGGAGTTTGAGCCGCTGCCAACTAACTCAGCGGGTGATGTGCGATTGAGCTCCGGTTCCTTTATTGTTGGGGGGCTGAAGTCTAGGCAGGAGATCCTGATCTGGACAGACACCAGCCTATACAGCATGAACTTTATCGGACCACCGCTGACGTTTGCGGTAAACCTGGTAAACGAAGGCGCCGGATTGATTGGACCCAAGGCTGCAGTAAATGCGCCGAGCGGGGTGTTTTTTGCGTCGAAAACCGGATTCTATGTTTACACTGGTGCAGTTAAGAAGCTGCCCTGCTCCGTTCAGGAATACGTGTTTGAGGACCTAGACCTGGAGCAGGCATTCAAATGCCATATGGGTCTTAACTCCGAGTTTGGTGAGATGTGGTTCTTCTACCCGTCCAAGGAAGATGCTACTGGCGAGATTAGCCGGTATGTCATTTACAACTACGAAGAGAATACCTGGTCGATTGGTTCCCTGGTCCGGTACTCCTGGCTAGATGCAGGCATTGAAGACTTGCCGTTATCTGGGGCCCAGTCTTCAGGGCAGAGCCTGGTGTTTGAGCATGAGACGGGCTACAACGATAATCACGGCCCAATGACCAATGTATTTGTCGAGTCTGGCGATACCGCTATTGGTGACGGAGAGAACTTCTCTTTTGTCAAGCAGATCATACCTGATGTTGCTTTCTTTAGTGATGGCAGCTCTAGCAACACTCCTGCGATGAACATAGTTCTTAAACGAAGAGATTACCCTGGTCAAGATTTGACCACAGACTCCACCACCCAAGTCACCGGAACATCTACCTATAACAACGTAAGAAGCCGTGCGCGGCAGCTGGTATTCAGGTTTGAGTCGGATGATGACGACACTGCAAACAATCAGCTTGGATATAAGTGGAGGCTAGGCTCTACCAGGATTGATATACAACCAAGTGGTCGCCGGTCGTGAGTAAGCTACTTGAGACCAGGCTTCCCCTGGCAGCTGGTGGGATCGGTACAGATACGCAGGTTGATGTAGAAACCTTTAATCGTTTGGTTAGGGTTTTGGAGATAAATCTCGGTTCTGTCGATTTTACAATATCCCCCCATTTTAACTCAACACAAATTAGTACCCTTCAGTTTGCAACGGGTGCTATAATCTTTAATACAACTAACCAAATACACCAGGCTTTTGATGGAAATGCTTTGCGAGATCTGTATTCCCACCAGACCTATCCAGCTGGTCAGGTAATTGAATCCGGCTTGGGAACTGTAACGGTGAACACGCCATGAATATGAAATTAGAAGATCAACTGCTTGCAAGTCTTGAAGCCCAACCAATGAACATGGGAGGGCCAGTTGTCATGATGAGAGATGGCGGCGCAGCACCTTCCCAGGATCAAATGGCCTTGATGGGCCAAGCTCAAGAGGCCGTTGTAGAGCAGGCCGTAACTCAAGACCCGAATGCCGATATTGCTGCAGCCATCGAAGAGATGATGATGCAAGCCCAGGCCACAGACGATCCCACAGAAAAAAGAACATATGAGCACCTGGCTGAAGCCGCTATGGTTGGGGCTAACGCGCCCATGGCTGAGCAGGCTATTGCCCTGGCAGCAGAAGGTCGTGGCGATGATACTGCCCTGGCTCACCTCCGACCAGGTGAGGTTGTCCTTCCGCCTGAAGCATTTGAGGATCCAGAGTTTGAGCGTGTCGTTCAGCAAAGATTTGAAGAATTAGATATTGACCCACACCAGGCTGTAGTTGGTTTGGGCATCGCCTCATTAAACCCAATTACTGGGCTGGAAGAATTCGGCTTCTTTAAGAAGATTGCAAAAAGCGTTAAGAAGGTTGTTAAGAAGGTTGTCAAACCTCTTGCCAAGGTAGCTCAATTTATACCTGGTCCATGGCAGCCTATCGCTGCTTTGGCTAACAAAGCATTCACTGTATACGATGTTGCAAAAGGCAGAGCCAATCCCCTGGCTTTGCTGACTGTAGCTGGCCCCGCTGCTACTGGCGGAAGTATTGGATCTAACATCTCTAATATCACTAAAGCTGGTGGCGGTAACTTTTTCAGCGGGATAGGCGCCGGTTTAACCGGCACTGGTGCTGCGTTAAAGAGCGGTATTGGTAACCTTGTCTCTAGCCCCATGGACACCATCTTCGGTGGTGCTGCAGGTAACAAGGGTATTCCTGGATTGCTAAAAACAGCAACTTACTCAGGAGAGGCAGCGCTGCCTGGTGTAGCTGCAACAGGTAGCGTGCTCAATCCTGGTCAGCTGCCTGGAGCTCCTACCGGAATGGTTGGAAGAGGTCTTACCACTGCAGCGGGTCTTGGCGGTGCTGGAATGGCAGGAGTGCCAGAGCAATATCAGATTCAATCTGGGGATACGCTCTCTCAGATAGCCCAGCAGTACGGCGTATCTGTTGAAGAAATGATGGCAAATAACCCGCACATAACTGACCCCAACATGATTATCGCTGGCCAAATGCTAAACGTACCAGGTGGCCAGATGATGGCCGGCACTGGTGCAGCTGCAGGAGCGGCCTCCAGTGTACTGTCTGGTTTGAACCCATTCACCAATGGCAGCTTTATTGATGAGGCGTTTGACACCCCAGACTACATAAAGAACATAGGCGACAGCTTAGGATTTGGTGGGAGCAATCCAACACCTGACTTTATCAAGTCTATCACTGGCGGTGGTAGCGGTGGCGGTGGCTTTGGAGGCAAAGACATTGCAGCGCTTGGCCTGGCCGGCTTGCTGGGTAAGCTCGCTTATGATGAAGCCAAGAACTCTAAAGGTGTAGCACAGACGCCGTTGACCTCTATGAACGCGGCTGGCCGATACAATATTGAAGCAGAGATTGCAAGACGTACAGGAGGGGAAGCCCCTAACCCTGTTGAGTTTGGCTTGCTGCCTGCTAATACCTTCCCGACCTTGAGCGGTGGAAGACCAACCCCACCACCAACTGAAGCGGAAGGAATGAGATACGGCGGACCTGTCATGTCTTATGCTGATGGCGGCAACGTCTCTATGGAAGAGTTTCAAAGAATGGTTGGCGATATCGAAGGACCAGGCACTGAGGTAAGTGATGACATTCCTGCCATGCTATCCGATGGCGAGTTCGTCATGACGGGCCAGGCAGTAAGAGGTGCTGGAGCTTTCGAGATGAAAAAAGACGGCGGCATCATTACATTGCAACCCCTGGGTGAAGAGTCCAGGGAGAAAGGCACAAAGCTAATGTACGACATGATGAAGCTGTTCAGAGACTTTGCAGGAGAGCCAGCATGATTATGTCCCCCGCCCAAATTAAAAGGTTTCAAGAAGGTGGCGCCGCTTCTCCTTATGTAGCTGGTATTCAAAAGACTGAAACCAGCATGGACCCTATTGTCCAGCAAATGCTTTATGGCTTAGATGGCCAGGGCGGTTTTATACCTGGAGCGATGCAAGCTGCCGAGCGCAGTTTCTTTGATGAGCAGGGTCGTCCCCTGGTTACTCCCCAGGAGATTGCTGGGTTTAGCCCAGACCAACAAGCAGCCTTTGAAATGGCAAGAGAGGCCGTTGGTTCTCAAGAGCCTTTTCTCCAGGCTTCTCAAGATGCGTATCAGCAGGGCCTTGGTGCCCTGGGTGAAGGGCAGCAGGCTCAGCTTGCTTCTCAGCAGCAGTCACTCCAAGAGTTGCAGCGTGGCGCAGGCATATCTGAGTTTCAAGCCCAGCGTGGTTTGGGTGACGCATTAGGCGGCATTCGCAGAAACCAGAGCGAAGCGCAGCGAGCAACAAATGAATTACGGAGAGACTTGTCTGCTCAAGAGCAACAAGCGCTTCAAACTCAGCAGCAATTCGACCAACGTGCCCAGGGCGTAGAGAATTTATCCAGGGGTGCAGCCTCTGCATTTGACGACCGAATGGGTGATGTGGATCGGTTTGCAGCTAATGACCTTAACAGGTTTAAGCGAGATCTTGCTGGATCTGAGCGGACTGGTCAGTTAGCTGCCAATAGATTTGGACGCGACTTATCTAATATTGATGATTTGGCTAGAAGATCTACAGCCGGTTTTGATCGAGGACTTGCTGGCGCTGCCAGGGAGCTGGCCGGTGGTGCAAGTCAGCAACGTCAGGCACTTGGGCAGCAGGGTGCGATGCTTCGACAATCTGGTGATCGGTTTGCGCGAGACCTGGGTGGAATAGAAGGTTTAGCTAGAGGCGCAGAAGGACAATTCTCTGGCCAAGTAGGGCAAGCAACTCAGGGTTTATCTCGATCAGTAAATGAGCTTGGTGGAGGTTTAGGTGGATCTTTGGCAGAACAGCGTCGAGCTGTCGCTGGCCTGGGATCAGGACTGGACTCTTCAACTGCAGCGCTTAGAGAAGGTGTTCAAGGCTTAGGGGCTGGATTAACACAATCTTTGTCCAGGCAAGAGCAGGCTGGTCGTACTTTAGATTCTGGTTTAGGTCAGTCAACTGCAGCACTTAGGCAGGGGATTGAAGGTTTAGGCGAGGGCTTATCTGGCTCCTTAGCCAGGCAAGAAGGTGCCGTAGATCGTCTTGGCCAAGGCTTGGGTCAGGCCACCACATCTCTGCAGGGTGCAGAAGCAAAATTAAATCAAGAGCTCAACCAGGCATTAGGCCAGGAGCGTGGAGCTGTTGACCGATTTACCAACCGACAAGGTGAAGCTACAGCAAGGCTTGGTGCCGCTGTTGACCGTTTCGGCAACAGACTGTCTGACGCAGAACAGCGTGGGATTGGTGCGGTTGATGATTTCTCTGCTGGGCTAAATGAGTCCAGGGATTTACTGCGTGGTTCTGTAGGGGCATTTGATCCGTCAACTACTTCTCAGTATATGAACCCGTATGAAGATAGTGTAGTCAACCAAATGATCCAGGACGCCACTAAAGGGTTGGCTCAGTCCGACATGGCTCAGACCGCTAGAGATATACAGACTGGCGGTGAGTCTGCTTTTGGCTCTAGGGCTAGGTTGACTGCTGCAGAGCGAGCGGAAGCAATGGGTAGAGGATTGGCCAAAGAGGTTGGCGGTCTAAGAGCTCAGGGATTCCAGAACGCTCAAAACACTGCGATGAGTGAGTTTGCTCGACAGCAGGGAGCTCAGCGTGGCGCAGCAGAAGGGCTTGCATCTCTTGGCGGTCAGGACTTGAGTGCCCAGCAGGGTGCTGCAAATACATTGAGTCAGGGTGCGGCGAGCAGGCTTACTGCAGACCAATCACTATCTGGCAGAATGTCCCAGGAGGCTTCTGGCGACCTGGCTGCTAATCAAAGCATTGCAGATCGTTTAGCTGCTGCCGGTTCGCAAAGATTTGGCGCAGGGCAGACCGTTGCTTCTCAGCTTGGTTCTTCTGCTTCACAGTTAGGTGCAGCTGAGTCTGACCTGGCAAGAAGGGCAGGCGATATATCACAAACACAGTTTGGCGCAGACCAGGCTCTTTCTTCTCAGTTAGGAAATACTGCCGCGCAACGTGCTGCATTTCAGGCAGACATTGCTAGGCGTACTGGTGACGTATCACAAACACAGTTTGGCGCAGATCAAACACTGGCTTCTCAAATGGGGCAGACCGCAGCGCAAAAGGCTGCAGCACAATCTGACCTGGCTAGACGAGCTGGAGATATCTCACAAACACGATTTGGTGCCAACCAGGCACTGACCTCTCAGCAGATGGGCGCAGCTCAATCAACCCTGGGCGCTAGGCAAAACCTGGCCTCAACCCTTGGATCTGCTGGGCAACAAAGACTTGCGGCGGAAAGGGCAGAAGGTGAAGGCATTGGTAGAATCGGTCAGCAGCAGATGGATGTATCTGGGCAGCTGGCTAATCAAATGGGTAGCCAGGCTCAACAGCGTCTAGGCGCTCAGCAACAGTATGGTGCCCAGCTTGGATCAAGTGCTCAACAAAGACTTGGTTCGCAGCAGCAAAGATCACAGCAACAAGCCCAGGCAGCTCAAAGCAGATTGGGTGCAGGTCAAGGATACGGCAACCTTATCCAGGGCACTGCCGGCCAGGTGTTGGGTAACCAGCAGAATCTGGCTTCTAGCCTGGGACAAAGCGCTCAACAAAGAATGGGTGCTCAGCAGCAGTATGGTCAAACTATGGGTAACGTGGCTAATCAAATGTATGGCGCCGGCACTCAGCTTGGTCAGACAATGATGGGCGCAGGCCAAAGCATGCAGGATGCCAGGACTCAGATGGGCAACAATGCAGCGCAGAATGCAGCGACTATCGCGCAGGGCTATGGCGCCATGGGCGGACTTCAGGGGCAGATCGGTCAGCAGCAACTTGCAGCGCAGCAAGGCTATGGTGGTTTCCTCCAGGGTCTTGGCAATGCACAGCAGGCAGCAGGCCAGCAGCAGATGCAGAATCTAATGCAGTACGGCGGAATGCAGCAGGGTAATCAGCAGCAGATGTTTGATGCCCAGCGTGCAGCAATGCAGCAGGCTCAGATGGCTCCGCTTAATCAGTACAACGCTCTGCAGCCGTTTGTGAATATGGGTGTAGGGGCTGGCGGCCAAACAACTATTGGCACAACTTATACTCCGCCGCCTAGTGCGTTGCAGGCTGGTCTTGCTACTGGACTAGGAGCGTTAGGTGCTGCCGGCACCTACATGAATCAAGGGGGTGCATAATGGCGGAGACAACGGATCCAACCCTTGAATATTTCAAACAGCTGCAGGCAATGCAGAATCAGCCGCAATCTGGAATCGACCTAGAGGCAATAAATAAAAAAGCCCAGGAGCTTTCTTTTCTTATGCCTACCACCAGGAAGCGCGGCTTGTATGGCATGGCTTCAGATCTTAGCCGAGGCTTGGTTGAGCAAGCAGCAAGTGGTAGACCCTCATCTATTGGTTATGGCCTGGCAGCAGGATTTAATCTTTACAGCGAGGCAGCCCAGAAGCGCCAGCAAAGAGCTGACGAAATGCGGTCCAAGCTCATGCAGATGGCTTATCAGGATGTAGAGCAAAGAAGGCAAGATGCAAAAGCTATGCAGGAGAAAATGCTTGACGCAAAGTTTAAGTATGATCTTCAGGTACTGAAAGAGACGGGAGGCGTCTTTGCTGGCAAGAGCCTAGAGGCTCAGATGTTTAACATTTTGTTGGAAGCAGAAAAAAATCCATCGTTGAAGAACACGCCAGAATATAAGCTCGCGCTCAAGTTTGTTCAGAAGCCTAGAATGCAGACGGTCCAAACAGAAGAGGGTGCCAGGGTTGTGCAGGTTCCTGGGATTACTGTCGAAGACATATTTACTCAGCCGCAAGACACCAGTGCTCCAGCAGAGTTTCCAGATGCTACATTTACAGGGAGATACCACAGCTCAGGTGCTCCAATATTTCAACGTCCTGGCGCAGATGGTCAGATGATATACTTCACCAAGGACTAACTTATGCCGATACTGACATTAGAAGAATTTGAACAATCTACAACTCAGATGCCACAAAGAGCTGCGTCTCCTGATCCTATTGCTGCTTCGGGGATTATTGCTGGAACAGAGAAAAAGAAGTCCCCATTTTCAAAAGAGCAGAAAGACGCTGCTGGTTTTGCTCTTCGTATGGAGCAGAACATGGCGGTGATGGATGACCTTGTTGATTCTGGTTACAACCCAGTTGATATGTTTAACATTACTGCAGTCAAAGACAACTTGCTTCCTGTAGCGCCATTTATTCCTGATTTTTTAGAGAACGCTTTAACCTCCTCTAATTATCAGCTTTTTCGTAATGCGTCTCAGGACTTTAGTATGGCTGTACTAAGGAAAGAGTCAGGTGCCGCTTTGACCGAAGCTGAAGTAGAGCTAAACAACCAATTGTATATTCCTGAGTTTGGTGACAAGCCGGAAACTTTAGAGGGTAAAAGGCAGCGGCGTATAGATGCTCTTAGGGGAATGAAGAACAACGCAGACAAGGCTTTTACTGATCTTAAAAAAGGCGTCAAGGATAGTTCACAACCAGACCTGACTGAGGAAGAGGCGCTTGATGTATTGAGGGAGCGTGCAAAAAGAAACCCCGAGTTACGGGCTAAACTAAAAGCGCGAGGGATATTGTAGTGAGTGAAAAAGCATTAGAAACTTTAAGTGACGACCAACTGCTCTCTATGGTTTTTCCAGAGATTCCTAGCTTAGGAAGCTATTCTGACGATCAACTTATGTCTCTGGCTCAGGCAGATATTTTAAACTCAATAGACACCAAGTCTGGCGCATCTGCCGGAATTAGAGCCCAGGTGGCTGCAGCTCAATCAGTTGACGATAAGCTGGCTACCATTAAAAAGTTTTATCCTGACGCTATGCCTGTTGAGGTCCTTGATCCAAAGAATGGCGCCTCCAGGTTTGGCCGAGGTAACTTTGTATTTACTAATCCAGAGACTGGGACGCTCACGCTTTTTGATGAGGATGTCAGATTGTTCGGGATGCCCATTCCTACCCTGGGCGACTTTGCTGATGTAGGTCCAGAGATAGCTGAGACTATTGGTGGTATTGGTGGTGGTATTGGTGGTGCAGCAGCCGCTGGAACTCTTGCCTCTCCCACAGTGATAGGAGCCATCCCTGCAGCAACCGCTGGCTTTGTAGCTGGGGAAGGACTTGGCAGCGCTGCAGCAAGAGAAGCGTATATTGGTATTCTGGATTTCTTCGGGGAAACCGAAGACAACAGGACAGGCGTGGAAAGGCTAGGTGACTTCTCTACCACTGCGGCAGTCAATGCTGCGGCTGGTCCAATCGTATCTAAGATTTATAACGGCGTTAAGTTTGCGGTTGGCGCCCCAATCAGGTATTCAATAAACGCCTTAGATACCTCAGCAAAAGAAGCTCTTGACAGAATGTCTAAGGCCGGCGTTAGTAACCCCACTGCCGGCCAGGTTAGCGGTAATCCCCTGGTTAATTTATTTGAGCAGTATCTAGCAGCGGCTCCCCCGTCTGTTCGTATCATGAAGGAGAACGCGGAGAAAACCCTGGTAGAGCTCGATGAAGCCACCGCCGGTTTAGCTGGCAAGTATGGTGGTGTAAGAACAACCTCAGAAGCAGCCGACCAAGTAATGGGAGCAGCCCAGGCATCCAGGGCTCGTTACGATGAACAAGTAAAAGCAATGTATGACGAAGTTGGCGAGTTGATCGGCGACACCGTTAGATCAGATGCTGGCGCCACAAAGAAGTTTGTTGATAAGTACCTGGCACAATCTAAGACTGCAACTGGTGCCCCCGACTTGAATCCTGCATTAGAGCAGGCCGGTCGATTGCTCCAGGATGCTGCTGATGGTGTGCTCGATTATAACCAGCTGAAAGCATTTAGAAGCAGCCTGATGAGCACGGTTAGAAAGGCCGAGTCACAAGGCGCTCTAAGCCGTTCTGAGGCCAAAGTAAAAGAGTTGATAGGATATGTCACCGCAGACCTGGATAACCTTGTAAAGTCCGCAGGGAACGCTCAGATAGACATGTTTGATGGTGAGGCTGGCAAGCGTGCGTCCAACGCTATTTTAAATAAATATAAGGCCGCCAATGCGTTTGTTAAACAGAATATGCGTAAGGGCGGAGACATTGCCTTTGTTGATGATGTTATCAAGCGAGGAGAGACTGAGGCCACGGGAGCTTTACGCTATGTGCTTAGCGGTTCTAAAGAGGGCGCCGAGCGTCTTGAAAAACTTCGTCGTCAATTTGAGCCTGATGAGTTTAATGTTCTATCCGGCTACATGCTGGGCAGAATGGGCATGCCTACCGGATCAGCTGCGGGTGCTTCTGAGTTAGGTGAGCAGGCCGCCAAGTCTGGCGCCGAGGCGATGGCTGAGGCCGGCTTCTCCCCAAACAGATTTGTTACCAACTGGAACAACCTTTCCAAAGAAGCGAAAGAGGCTTTGTTTGGCGGAACAGAATATGCCGACCTGGCACCAGCTCTTGATGACCTGGTGTTTACAATTGACCGTGTAGGTAAGACTGCAGCTCAAATGGCTAACCCCTCTGGCACTGCCAGGCTGTTAGGAGCAATGGGAACCTTTGGTCCCCTGGCTGCTGAGGCAGGAAAGTTACTGGGTGGTGACGGATTTGAGTACGGGTTAGGCGGGTTGATTGCCCCCTATGCTTCCGCCAAGTTGATGACCAACAAGGACTTTGTGAAGTGGCTATCTAAAGGTGTAGAGATAGCGGCATACAAGCCCAACTCTTTTGGGCAGCATATCCGCCGCCTGGTTCAGATCTCAGAAGTTAATCCCGATATCCGTGATGAGGTTAAGGGTGTTATCCAGGGCTTGAGCCAGGATGCTATCGAGCCAATGGATTGGGAGAGCTCTGAGTCTCAACAGGGTCCCAAAGCTATACCAGAGAACAATGAATCAGCATTCCGCCAGGTTGTTCCTAAGAGCACGGCAGATAAGCTGCTGCCAAATAGGGAAGAGCTCATGGCGAGCCTTAACAGTATGAGTATTCCGCAGGTCGGTTCGACAGATGGTTCTATGTTTGAGCCACTGCCTTCTACCGGTGGAGTTAGCGCACCTAGTTCTTTCCAGTCAGCTATGTCGCCAACCATCCTACCAAATGACGCAGACAGGGAATTAGCCTCGCGGATGCAAGCTAATAGATCGGGTATCGCAGGGCTGGTTTAGTCTTCATCAATAGACGGCGTAACAGAAATCACTGCGCCATCTACGCTGTAGTCAAACTCATATCCCATATAACGATTGTCGTCTCCCAGGTCGATCACTATGTTGCGGCTTAACAGTCGCATCATTGCTGCTTGCTGGTGCAGTGTTAGCCTGGCAAACAAGTCGATAACTTCTGACGCCTCAAGCACTGGCTTGTAGCTTTGCGGTACTGAGCGAGAAGCCCCTGGTTTATTGAACAGATTCACGCCTGGATCCCTGCAGCCAGGAACAGTCGGTCATGCTCATGCTCAATCAAAATCTTGAGCTGGTCTATCTTTGAGCGTCTCTGATCGAAGCAAATTTCCTGCAGCAAATCATAGGTGTGCTGGTCAACAGCCAGGCTTTTACGCTGGCGATCTGGTTGTGGTTTATCTTCTACGTTAGTCATTGTTAGTCCTATCAAATTTGTCTGGACCAGTTTATAGTTTTGTGTAAGAATATGCAAACTATGACTTACCAAATAAAGAATTATCTTCTTTCAATGCAGTCGAACTGGCCTATCAATCATGCCCTGTATGATGCCGTCCAGGAATCTATCCCCGCCATAGCCAAATACAGAGCTAATGAGGGGCGTGAGGATCTTCATAAAACCCCCATAGATAAGATGTGCAAGCGGGTCTTTCCTGACATTTACACCGTGCCTTTGTTTAGGCGGCAATGGTGCAAGATGATGGTCGAAGAGATCAAACTCATGGAAGATCACGTTGCATTTAAACCGAATGAGGATGAGGATGAGCTCAGGCAAATCCCAGAGATTGTGCTGCGGGACCACTGTCCTGAGCTGTATAGCCGTATGTGGTTCGTGGTGCAGACTGTCCTCAACCCTATATTCCTAAGCCTGTATCAGAGAGATTGCTTTGATATCTCCTCGGTGCAGATAGCAAACTACAACCCCAAGGATAAGCAGAAAGGTGCCTGGCACCATGATGAGTCTGCAGATATCTCGGTGGTTGTTCCGCTGAACACTGGAGGGTATGTCGGTGGCGGTACTGAATTCCATAATCATGGAACGCTCAAGCCCTTGCCCTCTGGCCATGCCCTTATATTCCCATCCTTCACCAATCTCCACAGGGGCTTGGCAGTGGAGAGTGGCGACAGATACCTCCTGGTATTCTGGTTACATAATAAGTCTAGGAATAAACACATTTACGAAGAGATCGAATAGCCCCCGAAGGGGCTGGTTGATTAGTGCCCGTAACCCCAGGCAGTTTGATATCGAGGTTGACCACCGTAAGGGCTGGCGTTGGCGCAGTCGTGAGCCTTGAATCCACCGTACTGATTGATTCTCTTGGTCATGATCTTGCCGATAATGTGGTCAGGATTGGGGGCAACGTAATCCATGTTCTGGTTGCTCTCCATAGTTACCTGGCCAATCTCAACCACCTCGATCATCTGGCCCTTCTTGGCGACAACCTTGAAGAACTCAACATTGGTCTGGTCATAGCCCCAGCTAGTATCGAAGATGTCACCCACCTTGATAGTGTTGGCAGCCTCAGTCTTGGCAGCCTTGGCCTTGGCGGCTCGCTCCTTCTTGTACTCAGCGTTGGCCTTGACGTTCTCGAAGATCTCCTGGACATACTCATCTCTTCGCTCGACGCTCTTGAAGCAGTAGTGCTTGGCTGGCTTCTGCTGCTTGCCGATGAAGATCATGGCAGCTGGCTTGTTGGCACCGCTGTCGTAGTAGTAGGCAACGGCGTCAATGCCTTCTGGCTTAACCTCAACAGAGTCTGCTGGGATGTAAAACTCTCTAGTCATTCGTGCTCTCATATCGTTCTCCTTAATTACTAATTGATTACCACATAGCTATAATCACACATATCGTGTCGTTGTGCAAGTGTTTGCACAAATATATATAGAATAAAAGTGCATATCAGCTGCAGCCCTTATAACTACACGGTCTATATATAATGTGTAAAGATGTATACAACGACACGATAATATGAGACTATATGTATGTAGGGTAATTAATCAATTGAGGAGTGAGTGAGATGGGTCAAGCAATAGACATGTTCGGTAACGAGATCAAGGAAGAGCAGAGCGCTGCGAGCAAGATAAAGTTTCAGTTGCAATTCATGGCGTTCATGATGCAGTGCGGCAGAGATGAGGAGGCGCAAAACGCCTTTGAGAAAGCCATGGGGTTCTGTGATGAGATGATCGAAGCTGAAGGAGGTGAGTGATGATTACGGTTGAGATGGATACCTTTCACTGTGGAGGTGTAAAGAATGGGCAGCATGGCTTCAAGGTCATGCGGTTCCCAACCTGGGACCAGGCTTGTGAGTGGGCTGGAACCCAGACAATGGATGTGACATGTCCCTTTGTTGTGCTTGAGATGCGTCACGCAATTACTGGTCAAAAGGAGTGGTTCTAATGGGTATGACAGTTTATGTTTATCGAAACGATCTTGGTGACAGCACCGCAGGCGGTATTAGCGCTACCGCAAAGCAGTTATGTCTCACAAATGTTGAGGGGCCATTTGAGCCCAGCGAAGACAGCCCCGCTGCTGTCTTGGTTATGGCTGAGCCGATAGGTGGTAGAAAGATATTGAGAATCGAGCCGGCGGATGCTGAAGGCAAGTGGACAATGTTTGGCGGAAACTATGGTGGAACAAGCGACAGTCGTTTCAGCGATAAATGTCGAGAGCTTTTAGGTCAAAGTTGGTATGGAGCAGTTGCCATTCACGACAGGATTGAGTGGTGATCGGTGACTGGGATATCAAGGACCCCGACTGGCATCATGGGGACCTTGATTGGGTGGAGGCTGAGTTCTGTGAAAAGTGTGGTGAGGAGCTTGGCCTGGTAGAGGATGAAGAGGGGAGGGATATTCCCTGGTGCAAAGCCTGCGATGATTGATTTTTTACTTTTTTTAGACTGCTTAATTGCAGTCTTAGTGATTCAAAACCTAATTGATTGGTGGAGATTTAGAAATAAATAGCCTGGTCACCCAGGCTTTTTTTTAGCCATACGCTTAGCGTAATCGTCCAGGTTCTCTCCAAACATCTTCTCGAACCACTGGCCCCAAGTTTTGCCGTGGCGCCTGCTGGGGACTTCCTGGAAGCGTTTACGCCATACTGACCTGGCAGCATAATACTTTTTCTGCTCAGCCCACATGTCCTCACGCTCCTGCTCTTCTTTAGTAAAGATCACCTATGTCAAACTCCTTGATGCCTTCCTGGTTATAAGGCAGGTAGATGTCACTCTCCCTGCACGCCATACCGATTGCCAGGGCCTGTTCATTCTTAGCATCTGCGTAGGCTATGGCTTCATCTGAAAGGGTATAGACAGCATAGGGGTAAGGGGCCATCTTCTCCTGGGCCAGGAAGTAAAACTTCTCAGTCGGAAGACCAACGGCTCGGCAGCCGGCAACATAATAGGCTGCTTGCTGGTGATACTTGAAGCTGTTAATAGCTGACTTGAAGCCCCTGGGGGATGCGTCTCTGCAAGTCTTGAGGTCCCAGATGTCAGTGCCAGTATGCCAATCTAATTTGCCCTTACATGGCTGCCCCAACCATTCCCAGCAAAGCGTGAGCTCTACTCGATGCTCTGGCTTGGGTATGTACTCAGCAACTACCTCTCGGCGCTCCATGCAGACTTCATACATATCTTGCTTGCAAGGGGTGCGGTCACCAACCGAGGTAAGCCAATCGGCATACTCTTCTTTGCCCACCTTAGTGCGCCGGTCCACATTGGGCTCCAGGGCAAATTCGTCGTGGAACTTGTGATGCTCCAGAAAGACGGTGTGCTGCACCCTGCCCTCCAGGAGAGCCGGCGAGTTGTTGAACTTGCGGTTCTTCCAGGTGAATGGGCACTTGGCTATCGAGGTTAAATCGTGGGATCTCCATGCGGGGATGGAGTCATATGTTGGATAATCGAGGTCTTCGTATATGCCTGGTTTAAAATCCATACTAATCCTTTCGGGGGTCGTCCCCCATTGAGTAACGTAAATACCAAACTGATTTGGCCTTTTCCTGGTCGGCGTCATTGCCTGGTTTCTTCCCACATCGCCACTGATACTTGAATGCAGCAAGCTCACAGTAAGCCCTGACACGCTCGGTGCCAAAGGCTGCAACCATAGCGTCAATGCACTCTATCTCGGAGTCAGCATAATGGTTGGGTGAGTTGACCATATCGTGGGCAGCTGCCATCTGGTCATCAACGTCAGGCTCCAGGCACGCCACCAGTTTCTTGTAGCTGCTGATGCGTACCGGCTGGCCTTCCATTGCTCTTGACCAAACCCCAGGGCTAACACCCAGGTGCCCAGCCATTGCTGTATTGCTCAGGCCGCCATTGACCTGGAACGCCTCCAGGTCTTCTCGCTGGTCGTCTGTGAGTTCAATTTTCATAGCAGGTTCCTAAAACGGGATGTCGTCGTCGATGAAGTCCTCTTCAGGCTCTTCCTTCTTTTTTGACTTCTTTGTCGCTTTTGCTTTATCAGCAGCCATTGCTTCTAAGCCAGACACAGGTGGTGTGCTGGTTACATTGCCGCCTTTCTTCCAGGCTGCAGCCACTTCAAAGCACGGGGCCTGCTGGTCTCTACCGTCTTCATCGCAACCGGCAATTCGCCATTGGATGAAGCGTGGCAGCTCTTCAAAGACATCGCACATCGCCTTGCTGGCCTCGCAGCTCTCGCCGGAAAATTCTTTGGTGTACTCTTCGAGGTCAAACACTGAGGTCGGGTTCGTGGTTTCAACGCGCTTGGCGCCCTGGTCAGAGCAGAAAATGCCATCAACCTTTGCGTTGCCGTTGCTATTTAGGACCACGTTGATCTTACAGGTCACACCGAGCAGCTTGGTCAGGTCAAAAGCCTGCAGCTCTTCCTCAGTGAATGGCCGGTTACGCCATGCCTGGAGATCTCGACGCAGATTACTGCGCTCATTAAGTGACAAAGTGTACCCGTGGAAGATAGAATATGGGCGGCCATCGCTCAGTGTGAGCTCAGGGATTTCCCAGAAGATATAAATTTTATGCTTCTTGGAGATCTCTCCCTTGTAATCTTCCTCCGCTGTGCCTGCATCGACAAGTCGATAGCAGATAGCCTCGTAAGAGCCTGGTGGTACGGTTTCAAAGGTGGATTCACCACCCGATCCTGCGCTTGCTGTTAGTGCCATTTTGCAAATACCTCTTGATTGTTTGTATAAGTTTGCACTATTCTACACATTCTAAGCGGAGGATCAACAAAATAATGTCATTTCTAGTCAGTGCAACCAATAAAAAAGATAAATCAAGGCCCATAACGGGCAATTTCCGGCAAGAGTTTGAATCGTTCCTGGCAGACAATGGCTTACAACTGGACCAAAAGAAGGGCCTCCTGGTCGATGGCAGCATTGGCAGAGCCTATATGGATGTCGGTGGCAAGCAGAAGCTCACTGGTTGGTATCAATTTTGGGCGGACCAGACCGTCCCTTTTGGCCGATGCGGTGACTATCGTGTAGATAGTGCTAACCCCACCGCAACCTGGAAGCCGAACAACAGCAGCAGCTATAAGATGACTGATGAGCAGCGAGAGGAGATCAAGCAGCTCCAGGCAGAAGCTCAGGCAAAGAAAGAAGAGAAGAACAACCGAGCTGCTAAGCGCAGCACTAATATCTGGGAGGGTGCCCAGGACTGCAGCGAGCACCCTTACCTAACCAAGAAGAATGTATTAAGTCACGGTCTCAAGCAGCACAACGATGGGCGCTTGATGATCCCTCTCCTGGACGCATCTCTCAGTATTGTCGGTCTGCAGTATATTGACGATGGTGGGGGGAAGATGTTCCTTACTGGTTCCAAGAAGAAGGGCAGCTTCTTCATCCTGGGCCAGGACCTACTCCAGGGCGCTCACACTATCAACTACTGTGAAGGGTATGCGACAGCTGCCAGTTACTACCAGGATATGAAGCAGCCGGTGGTGGTGAGCTTTGATGCTTACAACCTGGCTCCTGTTGCGGAAGTCATATTCAAGCACTTCGCTGAGGCCAAGCATATTTTCATCGCGGATTTCGATGACAATGCGACCGGCGAGAAAGAGGCAATTAAGGCAGCCCAGGCGGTGAAGAGTGGGGGTGGCCAGGCTGAGGTGTTGATGCCGCAGTCTAAGGGGGATTACAACGATCACAAAGAAGCGCTGCAGGGAGAGGTGATTCCGGCGCTGCAAGAGGTGAGGATACCGGAGGAGTATGACTTTGAGCGCAACAGCAATGGGCGCTTCCTGCACACCAAGGACAATCATCGTGGCGTCCTGGTTACCAATCAGATAGAGGTGGACTACAACGTCATTAAGAAGGCGATCGAGATACACATACCCAACCAGAAGTTTATCGCTGACCTAAAGGATGACGCGGCGATTATTGAGATCGAGGACCGTGCTATCAAGATGGGGATCCCCCATGAACGTATCCGGTTCAATCTGAAGCTGCTGGCCAGGGAGTACAATCCGGTCAAGGAGTGGATGGAGAGTGAGCCCTGGGATGGAAAGGCCAGGCTGCAGATGTTCCTAGATACCATTAAGAGTCCTAATGAGCCGCTCAAAGAGATGCTGATGAAGAAGTGGCTGCAAGGATGTGTTGCTGCAGCATGCGAGGAGGGCGGAGCTAATTTGGAGGGTATCCTGGTATTCCAGGGAGCCCAGGCAGTCGGTAAGACGCAGTGGTTCAACAGCCTGGCACCGAACAAAGAGTGGCTGCTGGAAGGCGCTACACTGAATCCCCAGGACAAGGACAGTGTGAAGCAGTGTGTTAGCCATTGGATATGCGAGCTCGGAGAGTTGGGATCCACCTTCAAGCGTGCAGATATTGACCAGCTCAAGGCATTCCTAACCAAGCGCAGCGATGAGTTACGCCTACCTTATGACCGAGCGTTTAGCAATTACCAGCGGCGCACAGCGTTCTATGCCAGTGTGAATGAGAGGGAGTTCTTGATCGACACCAGCGGCAACAGACGGTTCTGGGTTGTACCGGTGACAGAGATAGACTGGCGCCATGGCTTGAACATGCAACAAGTGTGGGCCGAGATCAAGCAGACGATGTATGCCAAGGGAGATCGTAACTGGTTCCTTACAAGTGAAGAGCGGGTCATGCTGCAGGACAGCAACGAGTTCTTTAGAACCCAGAGCGCGGTCGAAGACCTACTGCTACAATACATACGGTTTGACAGTGCAGACAAGAAGCCAGTGCAAATGACGCACTTGCTCAGAGACATGGGAATCAACAACCCCAGGATGGCGGACTTCAAAGACGCTGCCAGGGTGCTCGCTGATCGTGGTGTTGAACCAAGATATAGCAATGGCAAGAAGATATATGACCTGGATTATGACGCGGTAGTCACCGCAGATGACACCTTCCCACCGGCCCCGAAGTGGGATATGTGACAGGGTGAGGTGCAGGGTACAGGTAGGCATAATTGGTGTATCGTGTCGATGTATAAAGTTGGTATAAGTGGACACGATAATGTATGCAAATTTATACAATGAGATTAGCTATACACTGTACCCTGTTAGGTGTATGCGTAAGTCCTTGATATATCGCTTGTTTTTTTATAGGTAGGGTAGGGTATAGTCTTTTAGGTAGAGCAGTTTTATATAAGTATAAAGTAGAGTTATTTATAGTTTATATAGGGTCATATAGCCTTACTATGAGACACCTACTATACCCTACACTGTACACTGGAGAAGACTATGGATGTGTTTGATTATGATGAGCAGCTTACTTATAACGAAAATTTCAATAAGTGGCGGCTAATGAACAAAGATGAAAGAGAGAGCTACGGCGAGAGACCACTGGCCCACGGTGAGGCCGAACGGATGTTCGCAAAAATGGCAGGAGACTTATGGCTGAAGAAGAAAAGAAATTAGGCAGACCCAAGAAGGAAAAGCCTAAGCTCACAAACGCGCCCATTCAATTCGTCGCAGACGAGGAGCTGGGCATTACCGATATGCAAGCAGGGTTCGTCTGGCACTACACCGAAGGTGCATGCGGACAGACAGAGGCAGCTCGAAGAGCAGGCTTCAGCTTCCCAGCTAATGCCGCATCGAAGATGCTGAACGGTAGGGATCATCCGAAGGTGACAAAAGCAGTGCGGATCGCCCAGGAAGAGCTGCGCGAGAAATATGCAATCACGCCAGAAAAGACTGGTGCGATGCTATGGAATATCGCCGAGACATCGTTCGAGCAGGGCGCATACAATGCTGCCGTGAGTGCGGTGAAGGAGCTCAACAGCCTGGCAGGTCTGTCAATACAACGCAGCCAAAACCTTAACATCAACGCCAACCTGGAGCGCATGACCAAGGAGGATATCAAGGAGAGGCTGAACGATTTATTGGGCATAAAAACTACCTACGATGACAAGGATGTGTAGCGCAAGTTGCGAAGCAAAGGGTAGCCTGGGGAAGGTTGAATATAACCAAGAAAGAGGGCTCTTTCTTTTTGGTGCCCAGATATATGCAAAAAAGTTATAAAAAAGGGAATTCCCATAAGAATCAGTGATATAGGGCAGGTTTTGCCAGGGATTGAGCAGCCTGGTCCGCGCCCCCTGTGAGCACGGGGGTCACAAACAGGGCTGATTGGGCCTGATTTGCCTGGATATGGGCCACCAGGGCAGGATTTTATTGGACCCCTATGGATCCAGAAAACGAGATCGAATCCCTTTGGTTTTTTTGGGGCGGCACCCCCCTAAATGCGGCGGCGGCCAGCGGGATAGGTTTACTTGAGTTTTACACATTCAGTAACTAAAATTCTGTAATGGATAAACACTTTGCCCTTTCAGATTCTATGTGCAAATTTTTGCACACCAAATTGTCCAGGGGGGTAAACTCTAGGGACGTTTGGGTTGCCTGGGGGGAAAAATTTTTTTCAAATTTTTAAATAAAAGGAAATGATGATATGGCTGATTCACGCAACAAAGGAGCTGCCTTCGAGCGTGATTTGGTCAAGCGCCTAAATACTTTTTTCGCGGATAACGGGGTAGTCGATGGTAATGGCCAGGACCTCACCTGTAAGCGCAACCTCGATCAATATCAGACTGCAGGCATGTGTGACATTGAGATACCTGGTCATGCTATTGAGGCCAAGGCGTATAAGAGTGGCTGGTGGTATGCCCCCGCCTGGTGGGACCAGGTGCTTGAGGCGTGCGGTGACAGAACTCCCGTCCTTATCTATAAGTTTAACAACAAAGCCATAAGGGTCTGCGTGCCGATTCACGCGATCAACCCTGGTTTCGAGCGCGACAACGCGCAAACCGTGGTAATGACTTTGGACCAATGGTTTATACTATTGGGTAAATACTTTAAGGAGGGTAGTTATGGCGGTCAAAAAAAAATCGACGGTGAATGCTTCGGGCAATTATACTAAGCCCACAATGCGTAAAAACCTGTTCAATCGTATCAAGGCTGGTACTAAGGGCGGAAAGGCGGGTCAATGGTCTGCCAGGAAGGCTCAATTGCTGGCTTCTGAATATAAGAAGGCGGGGGGAGGCTATAAAAAATAATGGCATTAAAGAAACCCCAAAAGTCCCTGAAGAAGTGGACTAAACAGAAATGGACCACGAAGTCCGGTAAGCCTAGCGCTGAAACCGGTGAGCGTTATTTACCGAAGAAGGCTATCAAGGCGCTGTCCGACAAGGAATATGCAGCGACTACCAGGAAGAAGCGAGCGGATACAAAGAAGGGTAAGCAGCATAGCGCTCAGCCCAAGAAGGTGGCTGGCAAGACCAGGACCTATAGGAAACGGTAATGACCGAGCTCAACGAGAATACCGCTCTCACCATTCCACTTAAAAACCTCCTGGCAATGATTGCTTTTACAGCGGTATCGACCATGGCGTATTTTACGGTTGAGTCTCGATTGACTGCCCTGGAGCATAAGATTGAGCTAACCGATGTTGAGATCAAGTCCAACTCTGAGTTTCGCATCCTTTGGCCCAGGGGCCAGCTAGGTGCTCTGCCGGCAGATGCCAGGCAAGACATGATGATTGAGGGCCTTGATAGAGATTTGTCCGAGCTGCGGGAAATGCAGGACCGTGTTCATGAGCTCACAATAAGGATCGGCACTGTTGAGGCCCTTTACAAAGATCCTAATCCAACTGACTAAAGTGTACCTGGTTAATGACTGACTTTAGAGATGGTCCTGGAGATCGTGACCGCTGCATCGCTTTGCTTGTTGAAAAGAGCGACATGGATTATTATGAAGCAGTAGATTTTTTTGATAATAGGGTGGCTAGATCCGAATCTGAACCAGGCACCGAAAATTTCATGAGGCCGATAGTGGGCCCAGACGATTCATTTAGGTGATGCAATGGATGATTGGAGAGACCCCGACACTTGGAAAGGCTTAGCGCTAGTTGTCGTATTTGTCTCAATTGCCCTTTGGCATTTACTTACGAGGTGATTATTAGGTGAATAGAGACGATATCGACATATTCGCTTTTAACCTTGGGGGCAGCGTCAGTGATATGATGCGCGATCCCGAAGAGAAGAGTGATCCTTTTCTGACTGAGGAGCAGGCTGCGTATTTTGCAGCGCAACTACTTCCTGGGGCAGCGACTGTTGATGCTACCGGTAATATGCCTGGAATGCCATCGTCTGATACAGGTCTCACCGATATATTTGATGCCGAAAACAATCCTTCTATCCTGGAGAACATTCGCCAGGGCAACATCCTAGATCCTGCGCTGCAGGCGTTAGGCGTCCTGGGTGATGCGACCTACGTGATTCCGCCGCTCGGAGCTACGCTGGGGACCGCGTTGAAGGCACCAGGCGCACTTAGAAAAGCCATGAAGCTGACCGGTGGAATTGATAATCTGCCCCAGGATGTTGCCAGGGTAGGTGATGGTGTTGAAGCCATTGATGCCGCCAGGTTAGTTGCAGCGATTGAGCAGGGCACCAAGGTAGATGGTCCGATCAGAACCACCCCTGTATTCCAGGAGCTGGGTATTGAGCGAGTGAGAGAGATTGAGGCTGCACTTAAACGGCAGCAAGGTGATCTTAATTCGGTTGAAGCCATGGTCCAGCGAGCTAACACAGTGAACCCTTCATTCCAGGCTAACATTGACTCAGTGGCTAAGTCAGTTGGTGGCAAGAAAGCTGATAAGTTTATCAACCTAAAAGATGGCAGCCAGTTTGATGTTGAGGTCAAGACGCCGAAAAGCATAGCCACCAAGGTTGAGAGAAAGGGCCTGGCGCCGGCAGACTTCACCGATGGCGTAAGAACAACGATTTACATAGATACTGCAGACCAGGCAGAAGAGGCTGTGAGTCAAATAGGCCAGATGTACACGACTATCGACCGAGGTTGGCAGCGCATACCTGAATCTGGTTACTTTGACCGGAAGATGAATGTCCTGGTTGATGATCCGGCTACCGGCAAGAAGATTGTTGCTGAGATCCAGATTAAGACGCCTGAAATGTTTGATGCGGGGGAGCAGGGAGCTCACCGCTGGTATGATTACTCCAGGAAGCTAGAAGGCCGGTACAACCACGAGATACCTGGTACTAAGCTGAAGCTATACAATAAGGCGCTTGCTGAGCAGAGGCGCCTGTTTGGTGCTGCTTTTGATGCAGCGGATCCTGCTATTGTGGAGCAGCTTGTGGATAAGTTTATGAAAGGGGGAGTTGTGGAAGCTGGTCCCCGATCTTTCCGTATTTCATTTCAAAACTGGGCTTAGATAGCTTTTTACCCTCTTTAAACCACTGAACGACATCCCACTCGGTCTGTTTTTCCCATTCGTCAGAGCCCTGGGCTAGGTGAAATCCACCAAAATTATCGTCACCGTAGTCAACTAAAACGCCTGGCGCTTCTTCCCAGGTCCAATAACTCTCTATCTTTTCCATATTATTCTCCTGCCATGAGCAATGCTGCTGCATACTTGGCTGCCAATCTTTTTCTATCGGCAGGCTTGGGTATACTGTCAAGACCATTGTAGTTGTTTTTGAGGTCGCACACCTTAACTGCTTTTGCAATCGGGTTGGCAAAACACCTGGGGATGTATTCTTCCAAGTAATCCTCACCAGGGGCCTTAGTGACCGCTCGAACCGCAGCCTCTATTTCAGGACCAAAGATCTCACCGCACTCGATGAAATCTTGCTCAGTATTCCAGACGTTCTCGTAAGCGTCATGCAACAATCCAACAATAGCATGCGTCTCGCCATACTTCTCCATCATGGGTTTGGCTACGGCCATCGCGTGGAATATGATAGGCAAGCCGTTCTTATCGAACAGCTCCTCATACTCGGCAACGGCAACCTCTAAAGCCTTTTGAAACCCAGCAACCACAACACACCTCCCTTCTCAATACAGTTTATTGTAACACTTATCGTGTCGTTGTACAACTAATTGCAGCCTACTTAACTCGGCTGCGCTCGCCCTGGGGGCTAATGTAATAGATCCCGTGAGGCTTCTTTTGCTTATCCAGGATCTTGGCACGCCTGGCTATTATCTCCTCATAACTTGCTTCACCGCAGCGCCTGGTAACAACGTACCCGCTGCCGCTCTCTGCCTGGAAGAACTCTTCCAGCTCGTATCTATCTGCACTCATATTGCTTCTCCTTTGGCTTGCTCACAGTGTGGGCAAACCATTTGTTTGGTTTTAGGGTCCTCAACCAGGCGCAAATCATGCGCGTCACAGAATCGAGGATCGGTTGGTTTGTTGAAGATGCGATCAAAATTGTCGCTAAAACTCTTCATATTGGTGGGGCGTTGGGTGTGACCTTTGCTCATCTTTCTGCTCTCTCCAGATTTTTACGATGTGTTTGGCTTCAGGCCCCGCGTTATGATGCACGTTCAGGGCACGTTTGTAGATTTTCATTCGCTGCTTCTCAGTCATACCAGGTTCCACGTGGAACAATTCAGCCTGGTCCAGAGTGTCGAAATACTTATCCATCTTGCAGCTCCTTGAGGATCTCCCGCAATAACTCCAGGATTTCCGCGTGGGTTTTAAGGACTTCTTCAGCGTCCTCTTTGTCTAACTCAATAATGATTTTACTCATTTTTATCCTCGGCAAATAGGAGAGCCAGGAGCCCTCCCATCATTGTGGCTGTAAAAAGCAACGCAATATCTATCACGCTGCCATCCTCTTATACCTGCCGCGACCCTTGTAACCTTTAGCCTGGACGGCCTCTAACGGGCTGCTTTCTTTGCAAGCCTGGAGATAACCTTCGACAGTATAGTTATCCATCAAGCAGTTTACCCAAGACTTCCAGGGCTTGCTGCCGTATTTGAAGCGAGCAATAAACGCTGGCTTTGGCTTGCCGATCCATGAAGGGTGACAGTTAGGGTGTGCAACCTCCATATTGACAGACTCAGAGTGACGGCCTCGATACATTAAGTACATACCGTCCCAGGCAAAATCTTCTTTAACAAACGCAGTCATAACTTCTCCTTAATAATTAACTTACATTTACAATATACCTAATAACGTGTCGTTGTGCAACTATTTATTAAATTAAATTAAAGTATATTTATGCTTGCACAACGACACGATATAGGATACATTAGCAATGTAGTAATTAAGGAGTGAGAAATGAGTGTTTTAGTCAACGAGATCGAGGTCTTCGCAACCAGGTTCGGTGTTCCGCCGGCTGTTGCCATGATGTTGCCTGCGGTCTTTAACCAGGGTGCCGAAGAGGTTGGTATGACCGCTGCAGAGTTGGTCAAGTTAGCCACTTACGGTGAAGAAGAGTTGGGCCACTACATGGTCACCATCGCGGAAGAAGCTGCGAACAGTGACGCGGGTAAAGAGGCTTGGGCTGAATTTGAGGAGAAGATGAATGGGTAACTGGGAAAGCATGACAAGAGCAGAGCGCAAGAAAATGGTAGATGATTGCTTCATACCTGGCGTGTCAAAGATTATCAGGGTTGATTCTGTGGAGAAAGAGATCAAGAAGGACCCTCGCATTAAAGCGAAGGAAGCCAAGATGATCCGTGCTCTTCTTCAAGGGAGGGCACGTTAATGCCAGTATCTGAAGAAGCCAGGGTGAAGAAAGTATTTGCTAACAGAGTGCGCCGGATTTGCCTGGCGCACGACATCGAGATCGTCTATGACGGTGTGCCTAAAAACTATGCTGCAGTTGAGCTCGTAAAGAATGGCCAGGTCTTGTTTGCCGATAGGGCTAGTGATCGGCAGCCATTGAACATCAACTGGCAGCGTTTGTTTCAGGAAGTTACCGATTATGGGTTCAAGTGTAGGGAGAGAAAGGCTGTATGATTAATCCGCTCAAGCAAATCAACAATATTTATGGCTATGTCAGGGTATCGACTAAAGAGCAGGTACGATCTGGCGTGTCCTTAGAGGTTCAGCAGCAGCAGATTGCTGACTTTGTTAAAGAGAAGTATAACCGAGAGGTTACAGAGTTCCTGGTAGATGACGGCGTGTCCGGCACCAGGCCAATCCTGGATCGACCAGGCAGTAAAGAGCTCACCGACATCATTGATCGTCATGATGTCATTGTTTGCACTCGATTGGACCGATTATCCAGGTCCAGCGCCGATTTGCTGTCAATTATCCCCGTATTGCAAGATATTGGCATTACATTGTTCTTTTGTGAGCAGTTTGGCGAGGTGCCCATCGTATATCCTAAGCCAGAAGGCCAGAAGGGCCTGAGATCTAAGTTTGATATGAACGAAATGGCTAACCAGATCATGCTTATGGTGCTTTCAGCGGTTGCTGAGATAGAACACTCCACCATCAAGGACCGATTTGGTGATGGCAAGGTAGATTGGGCCTCTCGCGGATACTTCATTGGTGGCAGCGCTCCTTATGGCTACGCTAAGGTCCAGGAGAAGCACGGCAATAAGACCAGGACTCGCCTGGAGGAGATCCCCGAAGAGCAGGATGTGTTGATGACGATTTACAAACTGCGGGACCGAGGGCTGGGCCCCAGGAAGATTGCTAAGCAGGTCGCATCGCTCCACGCTTGCGCTGCTGATATCACTTACTCTAAAGTACGCCGTATCCTGGACCGCAAATTCCAAGGTATCGGCGAAGCTGCATAGGTGTATAATGGGGCTTCATTTGGAGATCGTTATGAGCGCACTAGAAAATGTGGAATATGCTCTGACCAAGATTGACGGCATGCTCGAACAAGATTACATGACAACGCCCGTTCGTCAAATCTTGAATGAGTGTAAAGAACATCTTGAAGAGGCGAAAGTAGAGCTAGGCGGCTAATGGCCACATTAACCGGCTGGGGTCGCGGAACCTGGGGCGAAGGCGCCTGGGGTACTTCGCTGCCTGTAACTTTATCGACCGCTGGTGTAATCACCTCAGCCGTTGGCAGTGTAACTATTGTTGCAGAAGCCAACGTGACCCCTGTTTCCCCAGCAATAACCTCGGCAGTTGGTGCCCCGCAAGTTGTAGCTGGCGCTGTCGTCCAGGTTACTGGGTTATCTATATCTTCGGCAGTTGGCAGCGTTACCGCTACCGCTGCAGCAGATGTTGCTGTATCTTCAGCCGGCGTTATTACTTCAGGCGTTGGCAGCTTAACAGTCAATGCGGTTGCTAATGTTACAGCCCCATCCCTGGCGATTACGTCTGGTATTGGCGCTGCCCAGGTAGTTGCCGGCGCAGTTGTCCAGGTGACTGGACTGTCTATGTCCTCAGCCATTGGCAGCGTAACGGTAGATGCTGAAGCAAATGTGACAGCCGGCAGCCTGGCAATAACTTCTGCAGTAGGCGCCCTAGCTGTTGATGCTGAAGCAAATGTGACAGCTGGCACCCTGGCGATTACTTCTGCTGTTGGCGCTGCAGCTGTTGATGCCGAAGCAAATGTGACAGCCGGCAGCCTGGCAATAACTTCTGCAGTGGGATCTGCTTCTGTCCAGGCGAAAGCCAATGTGACTGCGGGATCCCTGGCGATGACATCTGCCATTGGCAGCGTCATTGTTTACAACAACACAATTGTAGAGCCCGTTGGCTTTGAGATTGGCGTAGCGGTTGGCGATGTTACGTTAAAGTTAGGCGCATCCGCATTCCCAGTGGGCTTGGCTGTAAGTGTAGACTTGGGCGCTCCTTTGGTGTATGGAGAGATAGACACCAATCAAGATCCAAACTACAATACAATAAACGATGGGCAAAGTCCTGGGTGGGCTTCTATATCAGTTTCACAGTCCCCAGGTTACCAAGAAATTGACGCTGGGCGCGATGCTGCTTAGCAAGTGAGGACAAAAAATGGCTACTTACGTTAATAACTTACGGCTTACTGAGCTGGCAACAGGTGAAGGATCTGGAACCTGGGGCACAACCACTAACACCAACCTGGAACTGATTGGTGAAGCCTTGGGTTATGGCTCCGAAGCTATTGCTAACGCCTCCACTCATACAATCACTGTTGCCGATGGAACAGCTGACTCAGCCAGGTCGTTTTACTTAAAACTGACCGGCGGCGGCCAGGCTTGTACTGTTACCCTGGCACCTAACACCTTATCTAAAGTTTGGATGGTTGAAAATACCACCAACTCTACCCTTACCTTCTCCCAGGGCTCTGGCGCAAATGTTGCGGTCCCAGCTGGCCAGGTGAAGATGATTGCCACAGACGGTGCCGGCAGCGGCGCTGTTGTTTATGACCTATTAGTTGATACTGACCTTACCGGCACCACCACGGTTGTCAACCTGACTGCTTCTGGCACTGTTGATGCAGCGGCTGTTGAGTTTGACTCACTTTCTGGCACCGGAGCTGTTGCGGTAACTGACATCCTGGACCAGGACAACATGTCCTCCAATAGCGCAACCGCCCTGGCCACACAGCAGTCTATTAAGGCGTATGTTGATTCTTCGGTAGCATCTTTTGACACCCTGGCTGAGGTTTTGGCCCAGGGTAATACCACTGGATCAACTGATATAGAAGTAACAACCGCACAGAAAGTTCAATTCCGTGATTCAGCCATATACATAAACTCAAGCGCAGACGGACAGCTCGACCTCGTTGCTGACACAGAGATTCAGATAGCTGCTACTACGATTGATATTAACGGAGCCATCAACGCAAGCGGCGAGATCATTGCGGCAAGCCTAGACATCTCAGGCGACATAGACGTAGACGGCACTACTAACCTTGATGTCGTGGACATTGATGGTGCTTTAACTGGAACAACCGCTACGCTTGTAGGCGCAAACACCCTGACCTTGCGTAACGACACAGCAACGGATGCCGATGAACCAAAATTAATTTTTGATAACGACGCGTTTGCTGGCGCAAATTACGCAAATATACGAACCGGAAATGGCGGTTTACAATTATATTTAGAAAGCCCTAGCACATCTACTTTCCAAAACCGACATAGGCTTTTGTTCAACGGCGGGGGCAGTGATGATTTTCAATACCTCCTTTCAACAGACAACGGTTCAAATTACGTCAACTATTTCCAAATAGACGGCGGCAATGTCACTTTCAATGAAACAGGTGCCGATAGGGACTTCCGCGTTGAATCAGACGCTAACACTCATGCTTTGTTTGTTGATGCAGGTAATGGTCGCGTTGGTTTGTTTACTAGCTCCCCTGCCGCACCTTTAGATATACAGTTTGGTGATAACGCCAACATACTAAGAGGTTCCTACGCTTCGGGGGAAGATAATTTTTTCTTAGAGCTAGACTCAGCGATAGTCGCAAGCGGCGTTGTTGGGTATCAGTTTCACCTTACAAACAACGGCACCGCATATAACAACACGCTTACGTTAGATCGCGGGAACGTAGGTATAGGCGTTGAATCCGCCGATGAAATCCTCCATGTTGAAAAATCAACAGGCACAACGCTAGTAAAAACAGAAGTTGGCGGAAATAGTACAGTCGGATTTGAAATTGCTAAAACCGGTGCAACCACTAAGAATTGGAGAATTGCGGATGGACAAGTAGCCAACGGTTCGTTAGACATTTATGACGTAACAAACAGCCGTAGTATTCTGCATGCAGATACTCAAGAAGTTGTAATCAACGATACTGCCGTGAACCTAGACTTCCGCGTTGAGTCTGACAACCTGTCACATATGTTGTTTGTTGATGCTGGTGCAGACGGTGTAGGTATTGGTGATGGCTCTGTTCAAGCAAATGGTTTAAGAATATCAAGTTCTACGGGTACAACAAACGCTGTAGATACGAAACTGTACCTTAACGCCCGTTCCTCTGGCACTACTACTACAGGCTTTGGCCCCGGCATCGTGTTTGCTGGTGATCGTAATGGGGATGGTAATACGCAACAAATGGCTCGAATTAGCGCTGTTGCAGAGGTCAATAGCGGCACAACTTTGTCTTCTGGCCTTCAGTTTCAGACAGCTACGTCTGGCGTGAACTCAGCAAAAATGACCATCAATAACCTCGGCTCTGTCGGAATAGGCGTAGCTGACGGTGATGTTACAAGCGATGGCACTGCCGCAAGAACCTATGTAGGTATTATTGGCACAGCTAACAGAGGTAGATTAAACATTGGCTCTACAGCATCTAATGGTGCTGACAGTGGTGTAATAAGTTTTGTTAATGGTGCGAACGAAATTGGCAACATTAATATGGAAACTAATTCTGGCAGTCAGACTGTTGGAAAGATGTACATCT